CCATTTTATTTCTTGTTTTAATGTTTTGTAACCCTCTTTTAAAGTTGTAGGTAGTTTATATTTACCTTGTGCAATTCTTAGGTTTTCGGTTTCCCCGTTTGCGTACTTTAAACTTTCTATTATTAATTTAATCATAATGTTGTTTCAAATAAATTGGTTGGTATTGCAGCGACTTCAACGCTATTAATTTGATAAATAGGTCTTAAAGATATTTTATACGTTATGTTAGAATTTAAACCAACTACACCGCCCGAAGTAACCGCTGAACCATAACTTTTGTTTAAAACGTCATCAATATAAACCTCGAACCTATTAAGGTTGGGTTCAGAAGATAGAGATTCCCATTCAAAATTTATTGTAGATGCTGTTTTGGTGGTTGGTGCAAGACCTGTTACTCTTGTTAAAAAACCGACTTCTTCATTATTAATGCTTGTAGGGTTTTCAAGCAAAGAATATAACTCTAGGCTTGACTTGTTGGTTAATAGGTTTGTTTTTATACTGTTTATCCTATATAAGCTATTAGCAATCGAAAAAGTATCATTTAATTTAAGTTTTAAAATTATCGATAATGGTAAATAACTACTTACTTTTAATATTCTGCCTTGCCTATCAAATATTCCTTCTATATAATCCAAATAATATTTTGTAAATAAATCAGTTCCTATTTGTAATCTAAAAAATTCGTCTATCTCAGCACCAAAATTTAAAGATGAACTTGAAGATGTTACAACTGAACTAGGGTTTACATAAACTTGGCTTGGTCTGTTATAAAAACTAATATTTTCTAAATCAGTTCCATTATATAGTTGTATTTGGTTCGGTGCATATTGTCTATCTATATATAAAAGTAGAGGTTTCCCTATTGTGGGCTTAAATTCTTTATCCAACATAGCACCTTGACCGATATCGGAAAGGCTGCCAGTATCCTCGTTGTTTAATCTTTCGTACATCATCTTTTCAAAATCTAGGGTTATATCGTATTTACCACCATCCCAATCATTATTCCCAACCTGTTCGTGTGCAAATTTAACACCGTTTATTTCTTCTGCTTTTTGTACTAAAAAACTTTTTTTACTTTTAAAATCAAATATTATATTCTTAAACTGTTGTAATTTTTCAACACTTGATTTATTAGAATCTATATATTTAGTGACTTCATAAGTAACACCATCGCTATAAAAATCATTTAACGGTAATACTTTCATTTTATCACCATCTTTAAAAGCTACTAAATTAAACATCTTAAAAATGTTTGTTAAAAAATCTATAACTTTCATTTTTGGCATTTGATTTCCAACTATGAATTTATTTGACAGACTTAAATTTGGTGCATTATAAGTTCCAGTAAATTCAGTATAGGTAAAATAATCAATAGCTTTAAAGCCTGTAACTACATTTTGATATGATAATATATTGAAACTATCATCAGATATTAAATCAATAAATACATCACAAATCCCCTGCCCATAATTCACGAAGTTAAGCGTATGTGTAAAATTATAATTAGTAGAACCCGTATAATCTTCTTCAATAATAACTTGATTGTCTGATGCCCTCCTTATAAGCAAAGTAAATTGTTGGCTTGGGCTTGATGTTTGTATTGAAAATTCCATATTTACAAACCTATTATAACCAAAAATCCAATCACTGCTAAAAGCTATGTAAGATGGTCTTACTTCATCACCGCTAACCAATTCAAAGTTATTAGGGTTATCATCGAGATAACCGAACCTGTTCGTTATTATAGTTCGACCTCCACCCTCATCTGCTGATGCAGAAAACCCTTTCTCCCTATGTAACCACAACCATAAGTTATTGAAATCTGTTGTATTTAAAAACTCATTGCTAAACTGAATTTGTGGTATTGTATCTTGTATTGCTTCAATAATCCTACGAACTTTTATAGCAGGTTTTAAGTCAAAAGGAGATAAATAATTCCCTGTTATTTCATCTGTATAACCGTTGTTTGAATATCTCATATTTTTAGTATGAGTTATTAAAGGAACACAAACATCTAGGCTTTCAGGGTCAGTTGTTAGCTTAGATTTAAGGTTAGCGTAATCATAATCAAAATTTAAACTTTCTGGATAATTTAAAGAACTTAATTCCCTGTCGTTTAACAGGTCTTTTAACTCAACCGTTTCACCAAAGAAAACCAGTTTATAAGAGTTCGGAGAATTATCTTTTAATGATACACCGTTTAATTTCAACTTACCTTTTTTATAATCAGCACCGTTTAACTTTATTAATGCATCAGCTTTAAATCTTGCATCAAAACTATTAACTACATTTGCGTTTTCATAATGCTTAAATATTTTAGAATTATTTTTAGATGCAGGCACGTTGAACTGTTGTGAAAATGCAGTAAATATTTTACTCGGGTCTTTTAAATTCTTAATGCTATCTGTTATACTTACACTTTCATCTTTAAATAAATCTAATTTATCCCATTGTGCTACAATTTCATATTTAGTTAAATCGTTAGCTGTTAATATAGAATCATTAATAGAAATGTTATTTTGATTTACAACAGTTATAGTTGATGTTAAATTTAATGATGGAAAGTAAATTGAATCACCTATTTTCGCCCCCACCTCAATAAAGTCAATCGAGAAGTCGGATATACTGCTTGTGTTGATAGCAGTTCCAGTTCCATTATAACCCCCTGTCTTTATATATAATTCTATTATTTGCATATTATCTTATATTATTTATAGTGTCAAAAGCATACTGAACATTTATAGTGTAATTAATTAACTTGTCATTCAATTTTGTTTTGTAAGCTAATTCAGATGATGTTATATTTACGGGCAATGTTTTATTGTTTACTTCAATCCAACAATCCTCGCTTAGTTGCATTTGCTTAAAAACTTCGTTATATTCTTCTGGATAAAAACCTGTATTTAAACTTAATTTTTCATTACCATTTTTAGTAAGTATCTTGTTTTGATGGTTGCTTATATTGTAAGTTCCGTTTACTATTATGTTTCTTTTAAATTCCTCTTTTTTAGTTGTTAATGTTTCATTTGTTTTTTTAAAAAACCATACATCTTGTAAAGCACCGAATTTATTTACAAAGGTTATTTTGTAAGGTTGGTATTTACACTCTTCAATATTTTTAACTTTAATTAAATCAACTCCATCAACCCCATCAACATAAATAGTATCCACTGGAAATATAGTAAACTCATTACTAAATTCAGTCAAACAAACGTTTCCCTCAAAAATACCATCATCTTGAACAACCCTATCCTCAAACACATCAGAACCATTTGTAGTATTTGTAATGTATTCTATTTGCAAATCATTAAGTGTGCTGCTTGAAATTGCTTTGTTATATATAAGTTGGTTATCGTAATAAAAAGCTACGTTTGAAGTTTTTGATGTATCAACCGCTACAACAATAGGAGCGTCATCTAGTTTTAATATTGTTTTATTTGATTGTAATAAACTATAATCATTTTGTGGGTTTGCTTCTTCTTCAAAAAACCCGTACCCATTAAACCCTGTTAATAAAGTGAAATTACTAGGTGTTTGAGCAGCTCCTTGTATAAATTGAGTTATTCTATAATCAACCCAATAATTAGTGCTTTGATATATCCCGTTAAAGTTATTTGTAACATAATCTCTAGCTAATTCTGATATCTCAAAAACAGATACGTTTTGTATTGAAAATGAATTTAATGTATATGTCGGCACTGTTGGTCTGCTATTATACACTGTTGGTGTTCCTTGTGTGCCTAAGTATATATATAATTCTAACCTTGCATTTGTTAAATTAGTGTTTGTTGTCGTTATATAATAAGGGCTTCTAGTATTAATTTTTGCCATTTTATTTTTGTGTTAATTTTATTAAATCCTTTTCTAAACCTAAAGAGTACGCTTCAATTAATTCATCGGGCAACCTTTTAAACGCTGCTACAAATGGTTTAGTAAAAAACAAACTCGGTTTAATTCCTTTTTGGTATATGCTTCTGGCAATTAAAAACGCTGTACTTTTATAAGTTAAAAACCGCCCTGTCTTTCTGTCTTTAAATTGTATTTTACGCCTTTTAACATAGCTTTGCATTGCTTCGGTTAAACCGCCTTTCTTTCCTGTGCCACTCCCAAACCTAAACGGACTATTCGGTGCTTTTGCACTTGACGACTTGCCACGAACCCCTTTATCTTGAAACTCTCCGTATTGCTCCATATTAAAACCCAGTTCAGCTCCTTTTGTTGTCAGCTCTATATCATACCCTAAACTATTATAAAGTGCCTTAGTATCGTTCTTACTGCTTTTAGATAGATTACTTCGGCTTTGTTGTATAACGTATTTAGCGAACTTGTTTAATTCTTCTTGTAAAAACTTATCCGCTAACATATTTCAATATCATTATTTACAAATATGTCAAACGTTGCAGTCCAACCTGCTACTTTGTTTTCAAACCTATCAACAAAAGGTTCTAAACTTGCATCACCATCTAATTGATATTTATCACTGTATAAATCGCCACGCCTTAAAACTTGTACTAACTTATTTAAAACTGCCAGTTGTGTGTTTAAAACGTCCTGTTCGTTATTGTTTCCTATGAATATATCAGTAGTTAGTTCTTTGCTTTCATCTACAATATCCATTGCTAAAATAGAAATGTTAAACCGCAAAACGCTTTCTTGTGCAGTAACGGTATTTATAATCAAATGAGATAATGGAAATATTGACTGCTTAGACAAATCAATATCAAACAAATCACCCTCTGTAACGGTGTTTACATTTATATCAGATAAAAGTTGGTCTTTTATTGCTTGGGTTAATAAATAATATCCTCTTATTCCTGTGTAACTCATTTGAATTTGCTTTTAATATTTCTTGCTTCTATTTCGTTTTTTTCTTTTGTATATGTTAAGTACGTCAAACATTCGTGAACGTTTAATTTAGTGATATCTTCAAATCTTGTAACATCTCCGTTAGCGATTGCATAGATTGAATTGTACCATCCCCATTTTGTAGTGAATCCAGATACTGCACTAAATTCTCTTCGTTCTGTTTGCTCGAAGAGTTCAGGATAACTGTCGATAAGTCTTTGCCTAAATCGTAAAAAAAAACCATTGCACCAAAACAAGCATCTAAAGGATAATTCTTAGCATCTTCATTTATATCTGGGTCGTATTCTTTTAATGTATATCTTTGACCTTGTAGTAATTCAATAGGTCTGTATAAAACATTCATAGCTCTATGTAAGTTATCATTATCACCCATAAAGGTATCTAAGTCCACATATTCGCCAAAACTCATATTTTCTAAGTCTGGAATAAAACCGTAATCTTTATTGTTTAATTTAAACCTATTTAACATTTGATGCTCTACGTCAAACATATTATTTATAATAATACAAATATCTGTTATATCCTTAGCTTTCATTGAGCGTACAACCTCAACAGGCACTTTACAGAATATCTCTATCATTTTAGATTGAACCTCTGATTCTTTTGTAATATCTAATTTTGAAAACTCTTGGTACTGCCCTAAGGTGATTTCGTTTAAAGATGTTGGTATGCTTAGTTTTACTTCCATATTAATATATAAAGAAACTATTAATATTTTAGAAAGTATTAAAACAAAAAAAAACCTATAAAATTAATTACAGGCGTTTTTATTATTTGTTCTGGTTGATATAGTATTCACAACCATTATTTACTATTGGCGGTTCTAAGAAATAAGATTGCCTATGTTGGTATGGTATAGCTTTGTATCTATAACAAGTTTCTTTAGCTTCACAACCTATTCCTTTGCACATTGTAATATCTGGCATCTTGTTTTTTTTTATAGGCGTCAAACTGTGTTATTACTATTAATGGGGGCTTTTATAGTTTTTAGTTTATATATTGCTAAGTGAGGTTTCTATTATAATTAAAGCCTCATTTTCTGTTGCTCCAAATTTTTCTTGAATAGTTCTACAAAGAGACAACGTGTTCTTGCTATCAGCTAAACCTTGTTCTAACATATTTTTTAATACTGTTTGTGTAAAATTTATTGCCTTTGTGATTTGTAAGAAATTCATAATGTTTTGTTTTAAGTTGTTATTGTTTTTGTTCCCTACAAAGATATAACTTTTTTTAGAATAATAAACATTTAATTAACTTTTTTTTTATTTTTTTTATTCAACAGATTAAGATACGGTATATTTACCCCTGTTTGGGTTTTGTAGTTTAAAGCCTACTGCATAACGAACCGCATCTATTAAGTGATTATATTTGTCTATTGGTGTATTTGATTTACGTTCTAACCAACGATAGTTATTTAACTCCTTAATTAAGTTCGTACTATCTGGACTTACAATAATATCATAATCTTGTAGTAAGCTAATGCCATACGTTATACTTCCCTGTCCTTTTATGCTTGGGCGTACATTACAACCCTTTGCCTTTATTTCACTTAACAGTCTTGGCTCTGCACTATCTCCAATGATTAAACCCTCTCTAGCGTGTTTTAAATTAAGTTGTGCTATTTGTGAAGTTGTTAGCCTTTGTAAATAAAAACATTCCTTTAAATATATCCGTTTGTTTGTACTATCGATATTAACCTCAACCAGTGTACTAGGGTCTGCTGCAAAACCGTAATCTTGACCCCACACGCTTATGCCTATATGCTTAAATTCTCCAACGCTCCAATTATTAAATATAACGCCCTCTGCTTTGTTTAACCACGAACCTAACATTTGTTGTTTATATTTATCTGGTCGTCTTACTTTCATTTGTTCTATTTGGTCAATATAACTTTTAGATAGATTGTCTATATTGTCCTTATAGGTTGTATGTATGTATGTGGTATTTTCTTTGGTTGCATTGCTGCCCTCTTGAACCCCTCTATCTTCAAAGAAACGCTTGTATATAAAATGCTCTTTTGTGGTTGGGTTAAGTATTAATATTATTCTGTTTGGTTTGCCTTGTTGTCTTACCGATAAATCAATAGTATCAAATTTATGCTCATCTACTAATTCCTCCGCCTC